CTTGGCGTGACGGCAACCGTGGTGAGCGATGACCCGCCAGAAAACTGTTTGTGCAATGCGCGATGGCAGGAACTTGGCGCGAGGCGGGCAACCGACGCAGAAGGCTGGCCGTTCCCGGAATACATCATCGAGCGGCATAACACCCATTAGACCGCAAATTCGCCTGATAACACCTTACCGGGAGCTTGACGCTGCATGCATGTCACCTGCCCCTCCTGCCACGAAGCGTTCCCCATCGCCGCCGGATTTCTGGAGGCCGACGGCAAACGCCTCGCCGCGCTGCTGGCCGAGATGGAGCCAGTGCTGGGCCGTGCGGTGCTGGCATACCTGCGGCTGTTCAAGCCGGCCAAGCAAGGTCTGCGCACGTCGAAGGCGGTGAAGCTGGTGGCCGAGCTGGATGCCCTGGTGCGCGAGGGCAGCGTGTGCCGCGACGAGCGAACCAGCGCGCGGCGAGCGGCCACGGCGGCGATGTGGGCGCAAGGCATCGAGCAGATGCTGCAGCAGACGGAGCGCCTGATGCTGCCGCTGGCCAACCACCACTACCTGCGCGCCATCGTGTACGGCATCGCCGACCAGGCTGATGCCGCGTCGGAGCGTCAGCGCGAGGCGGACAAGCGCGCAGGGCGCCACCTGGCGCCCGCGTCGGCCGGCGCCGATGCCGCCAGCCAGCGCATGGCCAGGCAGGAGGCCGTCGGCCGGCTGATTGCCGATTTCAACCTCAAGCTGATCGACCAGGTCGAATTCGACCGCCGCGCCGCCGAACTGGGTTACCGTCCCAAGGAGCGCCCGTGAACGCCAACGCCGACATGTTCGAAGGCGCGCCAACGCATGCCGAACTGGCTGGCATCGACGCGCCGGACAAGCGCTGGCCGCGCACCCTGGCCGAATACATCGACGTGCTGCGCGCCACCTTCCAGCGCCTGGGCGCCACCGAGGAACAGGCGCTGGACTATGCCGAGCAGGGCGTGCTGGCGCTGGGCCAGTACTGCGGCGGCCGCCAGGGCTACCTGCCCACCGGCGAGCGCCTGCAGGCGGCGGTGCGCGACCGGCGCCTGTACCTGGAGTACAACGGCCGCAACAAGACCGCACTGGCGCAGCGCTACAACCTCACCGAGCGCCGCGTGGAACAGATCGCTGCCGAGCAGAAAGCCATCCACGTGCGAAAGTTGCAGGGGCGCCTGTTCGAGGATTAGGGTTGCGGGCGCACATGGATACCCACAAGGGGAAGGAACTATGAAATATCTGATCACCATTGGCCTTGCGCTGGCACTGAGCGCCTGCGGAACTACCGTCGGGCATGCTGCACGCGAGAAGACCAGCACCTTCGACGGCTCGCGCAGCGTCTGGATCGACGCGCACGGCACAAACTGCGGCATGAGCATGGTGTGCGACGGCGTGGGCGCCGAATGGCTGTCCACCGCCAAGGATCTCGCGCTGCTCGACATCGAGTTCTATGGCGACTACCGCAATATCACCGGTGCCGAGCTGAACATCGACGGCCAGATCATCCAGCTTAACCACCAGGATCCCGCCGGCACCGATTTCCGCAACGACAGCACCGACTACAGCAATCCTGGCCTTACCGAGATGGAGCGCGTCTCGCAGCAGCGCTTCACGGTACCGCTGAGCCTCATCCGCCGCATTGAGGCATCGCACAGCGTGAAGCTGCGCCTGTACCTGGATCATCTCACCGTCGATAGCATCATCATCGACGGGGACAAGACCAGCAAAGCGTATTACGCGCTGGGGCGGTTCCTGGCCAAGGTCGATCAGGACCAAACGACTGCGCCGAGCGGAGGGTAAACAGATGTCTGATTTGGAACCAAGCCTGACCGTCAGCCAGCTGATAGAGCAGCTGCAACGCTTTCCCAGCGATGCGCGCATTCTGGTTCAAACATGGACCGATGAAGTTGTGGACCCCGATGCGGAGTGGAACCGCGATGGGATCTCCATCCGAGATGACAATTGGGACGAGCTTGGGTTTATCGAAGTCTCCTCCTGAAATATTGGTAGCATGAGCAACACAAGCCCCGCCTCGCGCGGGGTTTTTTGTTGGGCGAAACGTTTCGCCCCCGCCGCATCACCCCCTTCCCCGATCCTGACGCCACGGCGCGTTACCCCCTTGGCGCGCCGTCGCCGGCGCGGCTCTACCCCCCGAGGAGCCGCGCCGGCACCTATCAGGAGCCGGGCATGCCGATCAAAGACCGCTTGAAAGCCGCTTACCAGCGCTTCGCCGCCATCGTGGACGACGGTGGCCGCATGCTGCTGTGGGCGCTGCTGTCGTTGTTGCTGTTGGCGGTGATCGCCGCGTTCCTCAACCCAGCCAAGTTCGGCAGCTACCTGTGGGTGGTGAGCAAGCTGAGCCTGGCTGCTGCACTGGGCTACGGCTTTGACCGTGGCGCGAGCTGGGATGCCAGCCCGAGCAAGCTGGAGGGCATCGAGAAGGCGATGGCGCAGACGCGCCGTGCCACGCTGATGGCGGCCGCGATCATCGCGGCGGGGCTGATGCCATGAGCATCCTCAGCTACGTGGTTGCCTGCGTCTTCTGGATGATCGCCGGGTGGCTGATGCCGAGTTCGCGTTCCGATGCGTTGGATCCGCGCGCGCCGTACCGTGCATTGCGCGCCGTGATCTTCCTCATTCTGGGACTGACGTTGTGGTGCAACGCCTCGCACGCCTCTACCGTCCACGTGCCCGACGTCGACGCCCGCATGCGCTTGCTGGTGGAGCAGGCGGCCGCCGATGAATGGGGCGTGGATGCCTCGCCGGCGCGGCTCGCCGCGCAACTGCACCAGGAGTCGGCTTGGAACGCGCATGCGCGCAGCGCATCGGGTGCCGAGGGCCTGGCGCAGTTCATGCCTGCCACCGGCAGGTGGTTGGCGCAGGCATTCCCCGGGGTCGGTGCTTATGATCCGTGGGATCCGGCCTGGTCTGCCCGCGCGGCGGCGGTCTACGACCACTGGCTGTTGGTGCGCAACCCTGGCGCCAACCAGTGCAGCAGCTGGGCATTCGCGTTCAGCGCATACAACGGCGGCGAATCGCTGTTGCGCCGCGAGCAGTCACTGGCGAAGGCACATGGCCAGCAGCCCGGCCTATGGTTCGGCAACACCGCCGACTATCGCGCCCGTTCGCCGGCGGCATGGCAGCAGAACCGCGGCTATGTACGCCGCATCCTGCTGGTGCTGGAACCCGCCTACATCGCCGCCGGATGGGCCGGTGAGGCGGTGTGCTCATGAGCATCCGCGATCTTGCGTGGGACGTGGGCGCGCTGGCCGCCGCGCTGGCGCTCGGCCTGGGCATCGGCTACGTGCGCGGCGACGCACACGGCTACGCACACGGCATGGCGGTGATGAATCCGAAGGTGCTGGCGGCCCAGCAGGCGCAAGCCAGGGCCGAGGGGGAAACCGCGTTGAGCAAGGACGCTCTGGGCAAGGTGAAGGCCAAGCTGGCCAAGCAGCAGGCGGACATGCAGGCCGCCAGTGCGCGTGCCGCCCAGGCGCTCAAGGATCGCGATGCGCTGACCCAACGGCTGGCAGCCGCGAATCGCCAACGACTCGACCATGACCGGAAGACCCTCCATGAAAACGACTGCGCTGCGCTGGCTCGTCTGCCTGTGTGCCCTCAGCTGGCTCGCCGGCTGTTCGGTGCTCCGGCCAAAACCGACGCCGCCCGCGCCCCCGCAGGTCATTGACGTTCCGGTGCCGGCCTACCGGGCGCTGCCGCCCGCGCTGACCGCGCCGCTGGCCGAACCGTCGCCGCCGGCAGCGAGCTGCAAATGGCTGGGCATCGACGTGCCCTGCGTGGGCGAAGCCCTGGTGTGGATCGACGCCTGGCGCGGCGTGCTGCAGCAATGCAATGCCGACCGCGCCACGGCGGCGAAGCTTTCCGACCCGGATGCCGCGCCGTGACGTTGGAACGCGACCTGGTGGACATGATGAAGCGCTACCGCAACGAGGTGCGCGATCTGGAGCGCAGCTTGCCCCGGCTCCCCACGCATGCGGAGAAGGTGCCGGTGCAGACGCATGCGCACGTGAAGTCGGCATGCGCCAACGAGCTCAGCCGCATCCTGCAGCGCAATGGCGTGAAGGTGGCACCGTGAGCGACACGATCGACGACGCCCAGGCGCGCGAACAGCTGGATCGCGAATTGGCGATCCAGGCACAGGCGCAACGGATCGCCGAGAGCCACGCGCCGCGGCGCGCCGACGTCGACGCGCTCTGCATCGACTGCGGCGACCCCATTGAACCCGCGCGCCTTGCCGTGCTGGCAGGCAAGACGAGCCGGTGCGCGCAGTGCGCGCGCGATCACGAGCACCGGATGAGGGGATACCGCCAGTGAACGACATGTTCCTCGCCATCATCATCGGGTTGCTGCTGTTGAACCTGTTGGGGCTGCTGCTGATCGGCATCCGCGTTGGAATGCTGGGCGGCGATGACCGCAAGTTGGATCGACGCCTCACGGTGCTGGAGGCCCGTGTGGAGAACCTGCCGACGCACCGCGACCTTGGCGAGTTGCGCAGCAGCATCGCGGAGGCGGTGGAGGGCGTGGCGGCGATCGGCGGCCAGATGCAAGCCATGACGCAGATGCTACGAACCATTCAGGAGCACTTGTTGGAGAACGACCGATGAGCAAGACCTTTGCCGACCGTGTGCGCGAGGACAGGCGTCTGGTGCTGCTGCGCCTGCTGTCGGAGCAGCCGGGCTACTGCGCCAACAGCAGCAACCTGCACGCCGGCCTGTATGCCCTGGGCATCGCCGCAAGCCGCGACGATGTGACCACGGACCTGCATTGGCTGCGCGACCAGGGGCTGCTGCGCCTGGAAGAGGTGCCGGAGGCGCCGGGCCTGTGCGTGGCCGAGATCACCTCGCGCGGCGACGACGTGGCCAACGGCCGCGCCGTGGTGCCGGGTGTGCGCAAGCCGGGGCCGCGCTGACGCCATGCCGCGCCCTTCCTCCATCAAGCGCATGCCGCCTGCGGAACGCGCCTACCTCGAAAAGCTGATCCGCGAGGATCGCTGGACGCTGGACGAGATCCGCGACAAGGTGCGCGAACGCTTCCCGGCGACCACGCCGCCCAGCCGCAGCGCGCTGGGCCGCTACAGCCAGCAGGTGAGCGAGCTGGCCGGCCGCATGCGCGACATCCAGGCCGCCGGCACCGCCCTGGTGTCCGAGCTTGGCGAGGATCCGAACGACCGGGGCGGTCAGCTGCTGGTGCAGGCGGTCACCACGCTGGCCACCCACGCCGCGCTCAAGGCCACCGACGATGACGCCGAGATCTCCATCAAGGAGGTCGGTGAGCTGGCCCGAGGCGCCCGTGCCGTGCTGCAGGCCCGCAAGATGAGCCTGGCCGAGCGGCAGGAGATTGCGCGCATCGCGCGCGAGCAGCTGCAGGCTGAGCAGGCCGAGGCGCTCCAGGCCACAGTGCGCGCGGGCGGACTGAGCGCTTCAGCTGCCGAGACGATCCGCAAGCAGATTCTGGGCCTTGCATGACCGACGCACTCGCCCTGGCGTTACCAAGCACCGTCACCAGCACGGTGCCTGCGGCGCTCATGCCCTACCAGCAGCGCTGGGTGGCTGACGATGCGCAGCTCAAGGTGTGCGAAAAGAGCCGTCGAACCGGCCTCACATGGGCAGAGGCGGCCGACGATGTGCTGATCGCCGGACGTGCGCGCCAGGCGGGCGGCCAGAACGTCTACTACATCGGCTACAACATGGACATGGCGATCGAGTTCATCGAAGCCTGCGCCATGTGGGCACGTGTCTTCGGACAGGCGGCCGAGGCAATCGAGGAAGGCGAGGAGCTTTTCAAGGACGGCAACGACGAGAAGGCGATCAAGACCTACACGATCCGCTTCGCCTCCGGGTTCCGCATCGTGGCGCTCAGCAGTCGCCCAGCCAACCTGCGCGGCAAGCAAGGCGTGGTGGTGATCGATGAGGCGGCGTTCCACATGCAGTTGGACGAGCTGCTCAAGGCGGCGATCGCGCTGCTGATGTGGGGCGGACGTGTGCGGGTGATCTCCACGCATGACGGTGTCGACAACCCCTTCAATCAGCTGATCGAGGACATCCGCGCCGGCAAGCGTGCCGGCAGCGTCCACCGGATCACGTTCGAGGACGCGTGCGCCGAGGGCCTGTATCAACGCGTGTGCCTGCGCCTGGGCAAGACCTGGTCGCAGGAAGATGAGGACAAGTGGAAGGCCGGCATCCGCAAGTTCTACGGCGATGCTGCGACCGAGGAGCTCGACGCGATCCCATCGCAGGGCTCGGGCACTTGGCTCAGTGGCGTGCTGATCGAATCGCGCCTCACCACTGGACCGGTGCTTCGCTATACCTGCCCGCCGGGCTTCGAGAGGGAGCCCGACGCCCATCGCTGGCAGATCATCCAGCAATGGTTGAACTTGGAGGTGGCCCCGCAGCTGGCGATGCTGGATCCCGCGCTGCAGAGCGTGCTGGGTGAGGACTTTGGCCGAAGCAATGACCTATCCGTCATCGTGCCCGGCCAGATCCAGGCGGATCTGACGCGGCGCGTGCCCTTCATGCTGGAGCTGCGCAACATGCCGCACCGCCAGCAGGAGCAGGTGCTGTATTACCTGTGTGACCGCTTGCCGCGCTTCATGAAGGCCGCGGTAGACGCCGGCGGCAATGGCAGTGCGGTAGCCGAGTTCCTTGCCCAGCGCTATGGCTTTGGCCGCGTCGAGGAGGTCAAGTTCAGCGAGCACTGGTACCGCGAGGAAATGCCGCCACTCAAGGCGGCCTTCGAGGACGGCACCATCGCCCTGCCGCGCGATGCGGACGTGGCCAGCGACCTGCGCCTGGTGAAGCTGATTCGCGGTGTGGCGCGCGTGCCTGATCAGCGAAGCACCGGCAAGGATGGCGGCCAGCGCCACGGCGACGCCGCCATCGCGATCGCGCTCATGCACTACGCCAGCCGGCATCTCGGTGTGGCGATCGAGTTCCAGTCCGGCGGCCGTCGCCTCTCGATGGATGACGGCGCGCGCGAGGAGGGGCGTTTTACCAGCACAGGCTTCGGCACCGTGGCCGGCCTCAACGACTTCAGGGGCTACTCATGACCGACGACTATCAGCAGACCCCGGCGGCGCCGGAGGCGCATCGCGAGATCGCCACCATCGGCCAGGGCCGCGACATCACGCGCGGCTACCTTGGCCCGCTGCTGATCCCGCAAGATCGCCTGCTCAACCTGCGCGGCGACGACTACCGCGTATGGGAGAACATTCTCAGCGAACCGCAGGTGCATTCGGTGCTGCAGCAGCGGCGCCTGGCCATCCTGCAGTGCGAGTGGCGCGTGGATCCCGCCAGCGAGGCGCGGGTGGACAAGAAGGCGGCCGACTTCCTGCGCACCCAGCTGGAGCGCATCGGCTGGGATCGCGTGACCGGCCTGATGCATTACGGCGTGTTCTACGGCTTCGCCGCGAGCGAGGTGATCTATGGCCGCGACGGCAGCATGGTCACGCTCGATGCCATCCGCGTGCGCAACCGACGCCGCTTCCGCTTCGACAAGGACGCGAAGCTGCGCCTGCTGACCTTCCAGAACATGATCCCCGGCGAGCCCTGCGAGGATCCGTATTTCTGGCACTTCGCCACCGGCGCGGACAACGACGACGATCCGTATGGCGTGGGCCTGGCGCATTGGCTGTATTGGCCGACGATCTTCAAGCGCAACGGCCTGCGCTTCTGGATGACGTTCCTCGAAAAGTTCGGCATGCCCACGGCCGTGGGCACCTACGACCAGGCGGCGACGCCGGCCGAGCGCGCCACGCTGCTCGCCTCCACGCTGGCGGTGACGGTGGACTCCGGCATCATCCTGCCCAAGGGCATGGAGCTCAGCCTGCTGGAGGCGGCGCGCTCGGGCACCGCTGACTATGAGAAGCTGCAGAACCAGATGGACGACATGATCGCCAAGGTGACGATCGGGCAGTCCATGACCAGCGAATCGCGCGGCGGCCAGTACAAGAGCGAGATGCAGCACGACGTCCGCCAGGACCTTGTAAAGGCCGATGCCGACCTGATCTGCGAGAGCTTCAATCTCAGCGTCGCGCGCTGGCTCACGGCCTGGAACTTCCCCAGCGCGCAGCCGCCGCGCGTCTATCGCGTGGTCGACGAGCCCGAGGATTTGAAGGGCGCCGCCGATCGCGACGCGGTGGTGGCCAGCCTGGGCTTCCGGCCCAGCCTGCGGTATATCCAGGACACCTATGGCGGCCATTGGCAGCCAGGGCCGGCGCCGGCGGCCAATGGCACGGTGAGTGCGCCAGAGCCCGGCAAGAGTGCCGTGCACGCCGCAGCGCGCGACTCGCTGACCAACCTGCCGCCCGCGCCGGCCGGCTTCGCGGAGGGCGCCGGCGCACCGGCCGATGCGGCCGACCGGATGGCGGTTGCACTCGATACGGCGGCCGCTCCAGCGGTGAACGATTGGGTCAAGCGGTTCCGCAACCTGGTCGACCAGGCCGGCTCCCTCGAGGAGCTGCGCGACAGCGTCTACCAGCTTGCCCCGGACATGAGCCTGGAGGAGTACACCAGCGCCATGCAACAGGCGCTGGCGGCGGCGGCGCTCGCCGGCCGCTACGAGCTGCTGCGCGAGGCCGGCGGTGGCTGACGCATCGACCGCCTACGGCTCGCTGCCGTTCCAGGAGCAGATCGCGTTCTTCCGACGCAAGCTCAACCTGCCCACCGCGACCTGGACCGACATCTGGGAGGCTGCTCACGACCACGCCTTCGTGGTCGCCGGCGCCAACCGGATCGACCTGGTGCAGGACTTCCGCCAGGCGGTGGACCGCGCGATCGCGCAAGGCGCGACGCTGGCGCAGTTCCGCAAGGACTTCGATGCCATCGTCGAGAAATATGGCTGGAGCTACAACGGCGGCCGCAACTGGCGCAGCCGGGTGATCTACGAGACCAACCTGCGCACCAGCTATGCCGCGGGCCGCTATGCGCAGCTGCAATCGCTCAAGAAGACGATGCCGTACTGGCGCTACCGGCACAGCGATGCCGTGATGCATCCGCGCCCGATGCACCTGGCGTGGAACGGCCTGGTGCTGCACGCCGACGATCCGTGGTGGCACACCCACTTCCCGCCGAACGGCTGGGGCTGTCAGTGCACGGTCGAGGGATTGTCGGAGATCGACCTGGAGGATCTGGGCAAGACCGGCCCCGATACGGCGCCGCCGGTGGACATGCAGACCGTCACCGTGGGCGTGCGCGGCCCGACGCCGCGGACAGTGGAGACGCCGGCCGGCGTGGATCCGGGCTTTGGCTATACCCCCGGCAAGAGCGCCTGGGAAAGCGAGCAGGCCCAGCAGGCGATGGCCAACGCCGATGCGCAGGCGAAGACGACGTGGAACCCGCTGCTGAAGGATGACCCGGCCACGCTCGGGCGCCCCGACAAGGTACCGCTGACGCCGGCGCCCGTGCCGCTGGACAAGCCGCTCACGACTCCCGATGAGGTAGTTACGGCGCTGCGCGAGCTGCTGGGCGCCGACAGCCGCGTGTTCGACGTGAAGGGGTTGCCCATGATCGTCGACGCCGAGACGCTGGGTCGCCATATCGACCCTGCGCGCGCCGAATACCTGCCGCTGCTGCTGGACACGTTGGCGGATCCGTTCGAGGTCTGGCTGCAGCCCGAGGAGGCCGCGGACGGCACTGGCCAACGAGTGCGCGCGCGCATCATCAAAGGCTATGACCTGGGCAGCGGGCGCCTGTTGCTGCTGATCGCGGATCAGCAGAGCGGCGGCTTCGTGGGCTGGACGCTGATTCCTACCAGCAAGCTCAGCTACGCGCAGAAACAGCGTCGCGGGATGCTGTGGTGGGGTGCGGAATGAAGGGGCCTCACGCCATGCGCGGCGAGGGCGGGACCAGCGTCGTCTTGGAGCGCACTCCACGGCGTGACCCGAGGACTGGAGGATACCACCCATGACCGGCGCACGCATCGAGCTCCAGCTGGACACCGGCGCGGCCAGCGCGGCGCTGGAAGGCTTGGCGCAGCAGCTGGACGCCGATGGGCGCCAGCAGCTGCTGGGCCAGATCGGCGAATACGTGCTGCGCACCACGCGCGATCGGGCGGCGCAGCAGGTGGCGCCCGACGGGACGCCGTGGAGTCCGCTGAGCCCCCGCTATGCACGCCGCAAGGCCAAGCTGCGCCCCGGGCTGCCGCTGCTCAAGTTCGACAACCACATGCTGGGCGACCAGCTGGCCTGGCAACTCGATGACCCTGCCGTGCTGGTGGGCACGAATGCCCCCTATGGCGCCCGCCAGCATTTCGGTGGCGGCGGCATCCCCGCGCGGCCCTGGCTGGGCCTGAGCGAGCTCGACCAGGAAGGCATCGCGCGGCGCGTGGTGGCGTTCCTGCAGAAGGGGCTGAAACCGGGGGCCCCAGGAACGCCCCTGTGAGCGCCTGCGAGGCGCCGGGGTGCGGCAAGGGTATGTCCACGGGACGTGTCGCCGTTTTCAAAGGCCATTAAACGCCCTCAAATGGCATTCGGGGTGCTTGCCGGGCGCCCCGAGGTACGCGTAGGCTGGAAAAGCGCGCTCGGCACCGGTGTGTTCGACCCGGTTCCAGCGCCCCGACAAGCAGCGAAGCGTTTCGCTCCCGACCCCATCCATGCGGCCCCGAAACTGGCCGCATGGACATCGCTCCCCGTCTCGCCATCTTCCGCGCCGGCCGCCATACGGCGGTGGACGGGCGTCAGCTCGATTTCAGCGCGGCCGACCTGGCTGCCATCGCCGCCGGCTATGACGCGGCGAACGACGGCGCACCCCTCGTCGTGGGGCATCCCCGGCTCGACGCCCCGGCCTACGGCTGGGTGAAGAGCCTCCAGGTCGAGGGCGACGTGCTCTATGCGGAGCCCGACCAGGTCGACGCCCAGTTCGCCGAGATGGTGAACGCTGGCCGCTTCAAGAAGATCAGCGCATCGCTATACCTGCCCGACTCCCCGGGCAACCCGAGGCCGGGCCAGATGTATCTGCGCCATGTCGGCTTCCTGGGCGCCGCCGCTCCGGCGGTGAAGGGCCTGAAAGCGGCCAGCTTCGGCGAGGGCGATGCCCTCACCGTGGAGTTCGCCGCGCAGCCGATGAGCGGCTTCGGCACTCGCGTGGCGTCGCTCTTCCGCGCGCTGCGTGCCCACCTGTCCAAGACCAGCGGCGAAGACCTGGGCGGGATCCTGCCCGACGAAGACCTTGCCTCCCTCGAATCCTCTTCCGCTGCTGCGGCGCCCGCTGGCGGCGCCGGCGGTGCGTCCTTTGCTGCACCCTCCCAGGAGACTTCCATGACCGACGCCGAAAAGGCCGCCGCGGCTGCCGCCGAGTTCGCCGAACGCCAGAACCAGATCGCCAAGGATCGCGCGGCGCTGGATGCCCGCGAGCAGGCGCTCGCCGAGCGCGAGAAGAAGGCCCGTCGCGAGGACGCCGCCCAGTTCGCCGAGAGCCTGGTGAAGGCTGGCAAGCTGCTGCCGCGCGAAGCCGCGCCGGTGGTGGAGCTGCTGCTGGCGCTGCCGACGGCCGAGCCGCTCTCGTTCGCCGAGGGCGACGCCACCGTCAGCAAGCCGGCGGCCGACGTGTTGCGCGACTTCCTGGGCGCGCTGCCCAAGCGCATCGAGTACGGCCGCGAGATCTCCCGCGACGCCGGCCATGCCGAGGGGAGCGTCCAGTTCGCCGCGCCGGAAGGCACCACGGTCGACGCCGGGCGCCTGGAAGTGCTGGCCAAGGCCCGTGCCTACCAGGCCACCCACCCCAACACCCCGTTCACCGACGCCGTGCGCGCGGTGGGCGGCTGATCCCTCGCATCCCCAGGAGCGGCCATGAGCCAGAAGCACTCGCTACTCACCCTTTCCATCGCGGCGGCGGCGGCCAACCAGGCTGCGCTGGTCTTCGTCGACTTCAACGGCGCGCTGCCGGCCGCCGGCGGCCATACCGCGGGCGTCGTGCGCGCGCCGGGCGTCGCCGTCGGCGATCTGCTGCCGGTGGACGTGCTCGGCACGACCGTGGTG